GCCGCGTCACGCGCGAGAGCTAAATCGCCCCCAGGTTGCATCCGCAGGTACATATGGAAATTGCCGGGATACGCTTTCTCTTTCCCGTCTTCCATTATGTTGTGCGAAATATTGACGTCGGGAACAATCCACAGTTTCTCACCTATGTCGCCCCAACGGCGGCAACATGCGTAATCCTCGCCCCACCATCGGCCTTTGTAAGCGCCGTGGTTGAATAGATCAAAACTAGGTGCCGACGCTTCTCCGAAGCACAGCTCGGGATATTTCTCCATGAGCTTATTGATAGCCCATCGCTCGACCTTGAGGAACCCGGCAGGCGCCATATCGCTGTCCAGTGCCCCGTCGCTTTCGCGCACGATCGGGCTGCCGTTTGAGTGCGCATTGACGCCACCCATGTAGACCTCTTCGTCTTTCTTGAAGCGGTACGTGCCTGCGACCATGCCGCCTTCGGTCTCCAGAACCTTCAACAGATCCCCAGGCGCCCATGAAACATCGTGATCGATGAAAAATATGTGCGTCGCTTTGGCGTCGAGCGCTTTGCGAAGCATCAATGCGCGCGCCGAGCTGATGTACGGATTACCGATCTCGCACACCAGAGCGTGTTCCCATCCCGCGGCCTCAACCAGCGGCACTTCGGCGCGCAGCGCGTCGATGGTCGCCTGATATGGGCGCAACGGGTACGGTGGGATACAGAAAACTACCTTTTTCTTCAGCTTCTCTGGGTCGCTCATTTGGATCTCACTCCTATGGCCAACAAATTATAGCAACCGTCCGCTCCGCTACGGGATACCATGACGTCAACAAACCCTGCGGCCTCAAACTGCTTGCGCAGCGTCGCGGCCGTGAAGCCGCTCAGATGCTGCATTCCGGGCCAGATCGCTACAAGATCCGAGTGCCCGTAAAATAAGTCTCGCCCGCGTACAGGTATGTCGTCCTCCGCTAGATACAGCACGTCATCGTTAGGTTCCACGCCCTCAAGATCAGGGAGGAGCTGAATCAGAACGCCGCCCGGTTTCAGGACGTTCAACCACCCTTTCAGGCACGGTTGAGTTTTGTGAAACGGCAGGTGCTCTAGGCAATGCGATCCGTAGACCACATCGAACGGACCGATGCCCGGCGGCAGATCGGCCATGTCCGCTAAAATGTCCGGTTGCCATCCGGCGTCCATATCGAGACTTGTCTCGCAGTATGGGCGAGCGAAATTCGCCGGCAACGAGTGGCCGCCGGCACCGACATGCAGAATCTCCAACATAAATCCTCACTTAAAAAAGGGGCCTCCCCTTTCGAGAAGGCCCGCGAATCACCTTACGGTGAGGTCCAGATGCCCAGACCGAGCAGCGTATTCGTCACTTCCTGAGCCCACGCGCCTAAGAGCGCCGAGCATGAAGTGTTCGTGTACGCGGCCACATTTGACGTGACGTGCTGTGAGTTGGTCGCACGAATCGCTATCGGAGCGGCGCCGTAGAACCCGACTTTCGTGCCGGTGGCGTGCTTGACATCATTCGTGAACGTAACAGCTTCGTCGGTAAAGACCGGATACTGTGCCATTTGATTGTCCTTAGAAAAGAAAGGCGGCGAGGGAAACCCCGCCGCCTAGCACCTTACGGTGAGGTCCAGATGCCCAAACCGAGCAGCGTATTCGTCACTTCCTGCGCCCAAGCGCCCAAGAGCGCCGAGCATGAAGTGTTCGTGTACGCAGCAACGTTTGAAGTCACATGCTGTGAATTGGTAGCACGGATCGCGACAGGTGCCACACCGTAGAAACCAATCTTTGTAGCCGGGAACTGTACGCCTTCGGCAGCGCCGTCCCCAATTGAATTGATCGCCATGAAAATTTTCCTTTTGTTGGGTAGAGAAAGGAGGGCGCTACCGCCCTCCAAGCTCAGTTAGGCTTATGCCGCTATGTGGATGAGCCGGCAGGCCAGCTCGGGATAGGCCAGGATCTCACCGGAGAGCGTATCGATACGCGCCGGCAGAAGATCGTTGGACACGTCCCATTGCTGAGCAAACCGAAGGTTGAACCCTTCAAACTCTTCCGCTGCGCTCATCTTCACGGTGTCGGAAAGATCCAACATCGGGGGACATGCAAAGAGGACAGCGTCACGGTGCCAAGCGAGTGACTGCTTGATTGACGCGCCTGACGTCGCGGTCACTTGACCGAATGTCAGAATCGCTGAGTTGTTGGCTGCACCAGCAGACACGTTCTGATACGCACCGCCGATGATTATCGCAGGCGCGATGACCACGTCGATTTCGCCAGATGTGTCGCTGATCGCGGTTACAACCACGAACTGCTTGAGTCGGCCCAGGTCGCCCTTGGTCTCGGGGTCAACTTCGTTGACGCCAGCAATCGTGATTACGTCTCCAGCTGTGAAGCTGGATGCGCCGGAGTTGTAGCCGTCTGAAACGAGCGTGAAGGTATCTGCACGCGCATTGCCAGCGCCTGTGAGGCCCTGTGTCGTGGTGACAGTTGAGCTACCCGACAAGGGTGTGCTGGATGCCGTGACACCAACCGTGTGACTGGGCATCTTCGTGTTGCGGAAGGCTTCGAAGCCGGCAACGCGATCCGAGATCACGCCCTCTAACCACTGGTCAGAGATCGTGCTTTCGGGATTGAACAACGCTTTGTTGTCCAGGACGAACTCATACGAAGCCTGCGGGTTCGCAGACAAGGTACGAAGATCGTCTTCCGGGGTCAGAGCTTCCGTGAGGTACTGCTCGGCCTTCAGAACGGTCGCGAACGTGACGGCGGCATTATACGTGCCGACGTACTTCGGAACCTGATTCGTGAGGGCTGTGCAGTCGACTTCGATCAAGGCCGCTACTTTAGCCATTGCGGGCTGAAGAACGTTCTCATCGAAATTGACCAAGCTCATTGCGCGCTCGATTGAGCTGAAGCTGATGTCGACGCCGCGCTGGTTGTTCATCACCAGTGTCGCATAGCGCTGCACTGAGTTTTCAGCCGACATGACCGAGCCTTTACGGCCGACATACTGGAAGGGCAGACGGACCTGCACCTGAGTACCGATCGGGACGCCGTTTATGATCGGGGACGCCATCAAGGAGTTGTAATCCTTATTGGTGCGGCCGACGAAGTTACCTTTGGCATGCAACCGGATCAACGCTTTGCGCGCAACCCATGTTGCAGTCAGGAGTGAATTACCTGCCATATTATTTTTCTTTTACCTCTGAAGTTCGAACGGCTTAGCGCTTGATCCTCAAGTTTCTGAGTCTTTCGCGCTTCGCTTTTTCTTGAGCCCTTTCATGAGCTACGAACTCGTCCATCGGTCCTGCCATCAACTCTGCCTCGGTTTTTCCGGGTGAGCTGCCTGACGGTGTCTTGCTGGGCGGGCTTGGGGCTTTAGTTAACGTTGTTGGTTTCTTCGGGATTACTTTCACGGGGGTGTCGACAACAGGAGTAGCTGCTGCCGCTCTAGCAATGTCTCCCTCGAGCCTGCCTATAGCAGCGGCTTGCTGCTCTGGTGTCGATCGAGCAATACGCTCGGCCTTGTCTGGATTCCTGGCAAGGTAATCTGTAAGTTCGGCCGCAAGGTCGGACTTCAGCAGATATTGAGCAGCGCCTCGGTCCAGATGTGGTAGCGCGGGATTTGAGATCAGCATGTTAAAGTCCGGGTGCGTAGCTGCCCATGCAGTGCACTTTGCCTCGTAACTTGCTTTCACCTGTTCCGCACTCTCAGTCTGCTTCGCACCCGCAAGAGCTTTCGTTACGCCAGTCTGGATCTGCCTGTCCGTGTACGCAGCTACGGCCTTAAGGTATTTGGCGTTGTATTCCACCACTGCCTTTGTCCATGCTGCTGTGTCGAACTTGCAAGATTCCAGCGTAGGCGGCTCGCCAGCTACCGGGGGTTCTTCACCTACCGGCGCAGGAGTTGCAGTGGTTTCGGGCAGAAATCCAGTCGTCGAAGGTTTCGTACCTTCAACTGCCTTATTCCGCCAGAAGTCTGCGTATTTGCGGAGAGCTGCATTGTCCCCTAAAAGTTCCT